TATCTTTTTCACCTATCTGTATTCTCTCAAGTTTATGTTTCATTATCATTATCCTATGAATAGCCATTCAAGGCCCAAAAGAACAGGGTATCCGACAGCAACAGTCAAAACAGAGTTTCTAATCAATTTACGTACAAAAGCTAGTTTCTTCTTGAGTGGTTTACGTGCGTTTGTAGTGCCTTTTTTATTAATTGAATCTGCTGATAATACCGCTCGTTTCTTATGTTTAAGTTTTGAGCGTATAACACGGTTTTGGCGGGTTTCAGACTGTTCGTATGACTTCCAGACATTGTTAGCGGTATCTTTAACCAGTTCAATTGTTTTCATGTTAGTTCCTTATGATTTATAGTGCGTAATTAGTACTAATGACAGTGTATCACTATTTGATTTGATACTATGTTAGATATATTACTATCTTAGATATATTACTATCTTAGCAATCTGCTGCTTTCTCGCTAATGATATTAAGTATCGCCCATGTATCGCCATCATTCAATATAATATCTTCAATCGCTATGATATAATCCAAGAATTGTAGTCCATCAGCCATACTATCAACTATGTTTTTTGCTTCCTTTAGAGATTCACTCATGATTTTCACTTATCCTATTAGAATGTATTCTACTAATAATGCCAGTCCCCATACGGTTGCAACTGATATAGCAATGCCAACGATGAACAGTAGAGTTATCATATCTTTATTAACTTGCTCTTGTGTTCTGTTCCGGTAGTAGTCTATCATTTGTTGCATTTGGTATGCGTTCATATGGTGGTATCCTTCGTGTGTTGTGTTTGGTATTGTCTGTGTTGCCCTCATTATAGCGGCCCAACGAAAATTTATAAGTAAGAACAAATACAATTCAAAAAAATAGACAGAAATTAAATTTAACAAAAAGGTTAAATAAGAAGAAATTGAAGGAATTTTCAAAAAAATCACACTCTAAAAATCCTGTCTGTAAGAAAAATTCCAATCTCGAAAAATCCCTGAAAATCCGCCAGCCGCAGCCGCCGGAAAATTTTTGGCAAAATTTTTCAAAAAATGCTAAAAAATTCAAAAATCAAGCAATGAAAAATTATTTTTTTGAAAATTTTTATAAGAAAACAATTATAAAGAGTGAAAAATGGGGGTTTACTCGACTAGGGTTAGAAAACTGATACTTTTGATAACCGCTTAAAAAAGCTAACTAAACCCCTCATTTCTCTCTGGTAGAGGGCTATAACTGCCTTAAAAACAAAAGAGAGGACTCAGTTACAGTTAAGTAACTAAATCCTCTCTGGTAGCTCTCAGAGCGGTTACATACAATTATAGTTTGGTTACTGTAAATCAATATACTTATCCAGTATTTTAACCACTTTATTTCTATCTGTAATTGACACAATTTGATTTGGAGACATAATTTTAAGTCCAAGAAGTATTGAATGCGCTCTTGATACCATATCTTTAGGCCATCCATAAAAGTTAACCATTGTTTGTTGATTAACTTGTTTGCCTCTTTCTGCTAAATCATACATGGTTAAGCATAATTGAAACAATGTATGTTTAGCGTCTGAGCGTGATTTACTAAATTCTAATCGTTTAATCTCCAAATCTTTGAATGTTTCATGTATTTTTGAGAGAAGTGTATCAAAGTGTTGTTCACTCCAATTTTCATCTGATAATTCAATAATTGGAACATCATGAGGATACCAATACTTCCAGCATATGATTAGACTAGAATCAGCTAAATCTAACTTAGTTATCTCATCAGCATCATATGTAATATAAGCATCAATATCAATACCCGCATAATGCAGATGTACTTCATTAACAGAATACACTGATTTTAACTCAAATGGTGTTTTCCAGATGTTTTGACAGAAATAAGCCAGAACTTCAATATCACTCTGTGGATTAAATTCCATATTTATTCTCCTTTATACAATCATTGGAAATTGTGAAATATTACTTGGTATAGATACTAATGTTTCACTACATAAGATTAGTACTTCAGATACAAACTCAGGTGGCAGATTAACTTCTTGACTGAGTTTTGTTATATCAATTTTATGTATTTCTTGTTTTTCATAGTGATTGATTAGATGCCAAAATAATATTTGTGATTTTTCTCTATTAGATACTGTATTGATGTTGCTTTTAACAGAATTTAATCTAGGAGGAAAATTGTATAATCTAATTGGATTACTAGTTTCATCATCATAACTAAGCCATCCATTTTCACAATTATAATCTTTGAACAAATCATACAAAAAATGAATAATCGTTGATGGTTGTTCTGTTTCTACACAACCTAGTAAAATCAGTTTATTGGGATTACCTTCTTGAAGCGATTGTATCGTTTCTATAATGTTATTACCAGTAACCCCAATCTTGATTTTATTTGTTCCTTCACATTTAACAACATAGACTATTTCGCTCATTTATTCTCCTTAATCAACATACGAACCAGCATATAGATGCACCAACAATAAATACAACAATTGGTATAAGAATTATCATGATGCAAACAAGAATCAACCAGGGTATAATCACTTGATTAAAAAATTTCATATGGTTGTTTCCTTTTGGTTGATTTTAGCAACATGATAATTACCATCACCATTAAGATAAATCATACCTGCTTCTTTAGTCAATCTAAATTGCTTACGTGCATGTGATTCAGACCAGACATCCTGTAGTTTAGCAAACTGATTACCACTACTGATTTTATTTTTACTAATTATTGATTTGACGTAATCACTAGCCTCTGAATCAATTATGCAATCATCTGATTTACTTTCCTTCTTACGTGATTTTGCTTTATTTGCCTTAGTAGAATCATTACGCTTATTTTTTGAAACAGGGGTGATTCTCTCAGAGGAATCATTGCTTTTGTTTTCCTGATTCTTAGCTTCTAGTTTATTATCAAGCCATTTATGAGCATTAGAAAAAAGCAGCATATTGATTTTACTAAATAAACTGATTTGAAGAACATCCTTGATAACTTCAGAATCAATTTCAACCTGATTCTCTTGTAGTGCTTTAATCTTACCATATGAAAGCATAGCAACTACTGAGATACTAGGAAGAAGCAACCAAGCTGCTGAAGCAACTGTAATTCCGTTGTCTGTAAGCACCTTATAAGCAAAAGTCATCAGGAAGATAATCAGGTAATACGAAGTCAGTAGATTTTGTAGTGTCTGCTTACCACTGCTTTTCTTTGTACGAAACAAGTTAAAGGATAGTACCAATGGAAGAATCTCAATTGTACCAACTAATGAAGCTGCTGCTGCGTCGTCCATAATCGGTGAGAAAACATACCATAATGTAATCATGTTGGGTAAAATAGCCATGAATGGTAATCCACTGAGGCCCACTTCAGCCAACATTTGTTCAAGGCGCTCAATTGCGTTAGTTATTACTTTCGCACCTTGATTAGTGGTTACTTCAACTAATTCACCTAGATTAAACCACCATCGTTTGTATCTCTTAACAATGGGCCACTGTTTAGTTGTATACCCATTTTTATCGATGTCTCTTATTTTTTCAGTCATTTGTAATCTCCTAATTAATCGTGATAGATAGTTTTACTAATACAAGTTGTTCCTACTCTACCATCTGGATAAATAAGATTTACTCGAACACAAGGAGATTCTTGTATAATTCTTCCTTGAGAATTCATTGTTGGTAACAAACCAGGATGATGATGGTTATCTCGAACGTCTTTGAAGTGATTATTAGGTATATTGATAATGTCTATCCATAATAGTCTCAGTTCTTCAATTATTACGTTAGAATCCAATCCCCAATTTTGTAACCATCCAGATTCATTATTTTCCTGAGAATTATTAATTTGAGCAGTTGTATCTTCAGGAATAGATAATGCTTTAACAACCGTAGGATTGTTTGGTTGTGAGTATGGAAATGCTATGATTAAAATTACAAATACAGCACTAAGAATGATAATCCAATATCCTCTAAAAATACTATCCTTTGTATTAGTTCTTTGTGCGCTCTCGAAATTGTACATATTAGTCCTCCTTTGGTTTCATTGAGAAATACAAATTAAACCATATAGAAATCCATGTAATTTTGAAAACAATATGTTCAAAATTAGAAAAATTTGGAAACATTAGATAAACAGTTGTAATAATCAAAGTAGAAATAATTCCAGATAGACAATATCTTTCAAGATTATCTTCAACACCGTTTTCTACAATATCATCAATATATTTGAAAATGGGTTCATAAATACTTTTTTTATTCTTCATCGATATTAACCCCATGCCATTTATCTATTGATTCTCGTTTAATAAATGTTCTACCAGACTTATTTTTCATAGAAACTAATTTATTTTGTCTAATTAGCCGATACAATGAAGATTCACTTCTATCAGCATACATTTGTGCTTCCCTAATCGTTAGCCAGTCTTGTTCTAGTAATTCTTGTAATGCTTGGATTCTTTTATAAATATTCATGATTACTCCTTGTTTTTAGGTGTTAAGATAAAGAAAAACATTGCACTTAGGGTTATAGAATAAATAAACATTGGTATATCAATGCGAATTATATTCAGAATGGCATAAATTAAAATAATGATTCCAAAACCAAACACTATTGAAAATCTTAATCTAATTAGAATTGCAGATATACCATTTGAAAACATATCTGAAATAAGTTTTAACAAAATTTCCATTAGTTATCTCCTAAGTATTCATACAGTTTCTCTACTACAGTTTCTCTATCAGCAATAAGAATATCTCTATCAGATGAGATAATCTGTGTATTAATTAGTGCTTTTGTGGCTTTAGCCCATGCAGGTTGGGCCATACCTTCTCCGTCTTTACCAGTCATAGCTGCCTTAGTAATTTTCTTAGATTCAATTGCTCTATTCCACAACCATATAGCGTTATCAAAAATCACTTGACTTCTTTTATCTAATTCCATTTGCATAACTCGTTGTGGTGTAACTTCTAATTCATCATTTGCAAAACCATTAGATTTATCTTGTATACCAAATTCTGGTGCATCTTGGAGAAGAGTATCAATACGTAATTTCAAACGTGTATTCTCTGCTTTAAGTTTTTGAATTTTAGGTTCCTGCATTGCTTTACCGAGGAAAATTGAAATATCATCATTTAGAAACCTACCAACTGTTATAATTGCTGTTGCTGCTAATACTACTTGGGCAGTCAACATAGCAAAATATGTAATTTGTGGGTGTCTCAAAGGGACGCTAGTTTCTCCGGTAAAAACCATAAATATAAATGAGCCTACAGCAAAAGCTGCAATATATCCAAAAATTGGGGCCATTAAATTTTCAATTATAGGTTTGATAAAAATATCGAAATTAGTTTTTTCCTTTGGAATATTGTTCATGTGTGTTTCTCCTATGACTGACATTTAACTGTCACATAATATGTAAATAAAAACCCACATAAGTGGGTAATGAATCTTGATTTCTAATTTCAGGAGGGTAATCCCATTGACTACCCTCCACCGCTACTGAGGAAATGAGTACGATTGACTAAATTAACTATTGAGAGTGAGAGCAATACGACTCTTGGCTCAGATATAAATACAGTATAACATATTAATTTACTGATTGCAAATTTTTGTTTGTGTTTCAATATATTCGTCTAATAACTCTTTAGGGAAATCTTTTACTTTGGCCCACTTGAATCCTGCGTGTGTCCATCTATGTTTTCCATCACAATTAGTCCAACTAACATTAGTATATTGTGTACAACATTCAGAAATTTTAGAAGGAATAAATTTATTATTACTTTTTTTGATACAAGTTATACTTTCATATATTTCTAAAATTTTATTATCTAATGATAATCGAATTATTGGAATTTTTTTACTATCATTACAATATGTCTTCATATGAGAAACATCAACCATATCTCCTATAGATATGGTTTCACATAAATGTTCTAATTTACACCAAAAATATCCATTATTACTATATCTATGTGTACCATCTGTATGAATCCAATTAACATCTGCAAATTGCATACAACAATTGGAAATATTCCCTGTTAAAGAGTTTACACTTTTAGCGGCTTCCGTTACAGAGTTGTGTATTAATAAAACCTTTCCTTCAAATGAAATTTGCGCCACTTTGATTTTTACTTGCCCATCTGATATTTTGCGTTTTGTTTCTTCAGTAACTTGAGTACCAGACGAACCCAAACCACCATAATCTAAATTAGTCAAACAACCTTTTTTTAAGTCTAATCTACCATAATGATAAATTGCAGTAACTTCAAGGCTAAAAGCTTCTAACTCACAATTAGTTTCATAGATTATTTTATGTAGAATTTTTTTATTATTACGAACAGACTTTCGTATTTTGTTAAGTTTATGAGCATTATCATCTGTATTACAAGCATCAGCAAAATGATTGAATACTCTTTTGTCTTTTCCTTTACCTACATAAAAAGGCTCAGTATCACCTTCAATCCATAATTCATATACATAAAATTCTAATTCAGGATTTTCTCTTCCAATTGTGGTTAATTTATAACCGTTAGTTGTATAAGTAAGTTCTGTATTATTCATTTTATTCTCCTGTTTGATAATTGTGATAGTTAAATTTATTGTATCAAATAAATATTTGAAAATCAATTATTTGTTACCGAAATACTTTTTTAGACAAAAATACAACATTATGTAAAAATTCTTACATATTACTATAATTTACAGAATTCCATTAAGGAGGTTAATTTGAAGCAATTAAAAAATGTTACGAGTACAAATGTTAAAGAAGAAATTGTAGTTGGAGAAATAGAGCAGCTTTTACCTGTTGAGTTTGTGGACCAGTTAAACTCAGAGGATGGAATAAGTTCTGAATATTTAGAAACTTCTGCTCCTTGGTTAAAATTAAAGGGAGAAACCGAAGAAGAGTACCAGTTGTATTTAATTTATCAAGGTTTACCACAACATACTTGGAATCTACGAAAAGTATTTCATGAGTTTGACTTGTATTTCAACTCAGAAACAGTTACAAGAGTATCTTTTAATAAATTCAAAGTAATAGCTGAAAAGAATCATTGGCATGTAAGAAGATATGCAAACATCCTATATAATGATTGGTTGATACAACAAGAAGATATGCGTCAACAATTAATGATGATTGCAGATTATCGTAGAAATCAATCAGAATTAGCTAAGAAAGCTACTGAAGCTTCTTTAGTTTTAATGGATAAATTAACCACTAAAATTAATTCTATTGATTTCGATGACATTCGTACTGTGGATATTCCTAAGTTTTTGAGTGCTGTAAAAGAAATTACAGCTATGGCTGCTGATAGTGAAGCAAGATTACTTAGTATCAATATGTTATTAGATTTACACAGTAAAGAGATTGCTGAAATGTTTGAACAAGATACAATTGAAATAATAACATAATTGGAGTGTAATCTATGCCTAAAAAAGGACAAGAACATTTATCATATAGAGATAGGCCACAACAACGAATTGCTCGTGGTACTTCATTTACGAGTACTGCTAGATTTATACATAAAAACTTAGCTTCATCATCTCCCTTAGTCAAGAAGAAAATAAAGGACAAAGCTTCAGGTTCAGATGTATTCAAGAAATATCGTAGATATAAATACGACCCTGCTGGTTTCATTGAGGACATTTTAGGATTAACGTTAACTGAGAAACAGAAAGAAATTTGTGATGCTTTAGTAGAATACAGATTTTTATTATGTCGTTCATCTCATGCTGTAGGTAAAAGTTATTTATTAGGTGCTTTATTAGTATGGATGTTTTATTGTTGGCAACCACTTAAAGGAATAGTAACTGCTCCTACCAAAGAACACGTTACAGATGTTGCTTTTTCATATACTCGTACTTTTGTTGAAGACAGCAACTTAGATGACTTTTTTCCAGGCCCATCTGTACCTACAATGGAAAGTAGAAAAAGTCACAGTCTTAAAGGTGTTGTAACATCAAATGCTGAAGCTATTCAGGGTAGACATTCTGCTAATGTATTTGTAGCTATTGATGAAGCTGTAGGTGTTGAATATGACATGCATGAAGCATTAGAATCACTATATATTGGTGATGAAGTCTTTGTAATAATGTTTTACAACCCTACTCGTCCAGATTCACATATATCTACGTTAGAAGTACAAGAGGGTTGGCATACAATCACAATTTCTTGTGAAAACCATCCGAATGTAATTAAGGGAATTGAACATTTACGTGCAGGTAAAAATCCAGATAAAGATGTTCCATTTCCTGGTGCAATTACATTAAGTAGATTTGAACAACTACTGAAACAATGGTCCACTGAAATTGATAAGGATATGTATGATGCAGAAAGAGATGTAATTCTGCCATCAACAACAATTTATGACGACCCTGAACGCTATCGTTATTTTAGGCCGGATAATCGTGCTGAATCGAGATTATTAGGTAGATGGCCTTCTGAATCATCTGATAATGTATTTAGTGAATACATAATAGATACAGCAAGAATATATAAACCAGATGAAATAACAGATTTTTCATATGATAAAGGTACACCTATAGCTGTTGGTATTGATGTTGCAAGAAAAGGAGATGACTATTCGTGTATTGCTGTAAAAGTTGGGCCATATTATAAACTAGTAAAATTATATGGGGACCAGCGTAATACTCAACTTGCAGGTAAAGCTATTGAGATACTTAAGCAGTTAGAATTAGATTACAGTGTATCACAATATGAAATACCTGTAGCAGTAGATGGTATCGGGCTTGGTAGTGGTGTAATTGATATACTTTGGGAACAAAATTACAATGTAATCGAGGTTCATATTCAAGAAAAAGCATATGAATCTGAACAGTATGATTGTTTAAGAAGTGAATTATGGTTTAATCTCAAAGATAATTTAATAAATGGTTCTGTATCCTTTGCTCAATTACCTTCAGATATTTTCAAATCATTACGTAAACAATTACTAGGCCCAAGATATGACCATGATAGCAAAGGTAGACGAAAAGTAGAATCCAAAAAATTAACAAAGAAAAGAATTAAAAGAAGCCCTGATATTGCAGATGCGATATGTCTTGCAGAATTCTGTACTACTGAATATTCTGGTTGGAGTACAGCTACGGATGAAGAGGATGATGACTATGAACTTATATGGGATGATTATGAACTTATATGAATAATTTTGTTTATGTACAAGATGGTGAAGTTGTCGAGAAAAGTGTTGGTAGTTTTTCAGATGAACTTGTAAACGGTTTCTTCAATTATACATTATCGAATTCTCAATTATTACCTGGATGGTGGCAACATAGTCGAGAAGCATTTTTACAAAAAGCTGCTATTGAGAATGATTTACTATCAATGGCTTTATGGAATTTACAAATGCTACTAGAATCTCTTCCATTTGTTATACGTCCACGTAATTCAATGATTGATGCTCATTTTAGAATTGCTGAATTTTACGATAACATTATTAGAGATTCATTAAACAAAATGGGTTCTCAATTGATTTTAGATATGTTGGTACATGATATGGGTGGATATGCTGTAATTGACTCTGACACATCCTGGTCACAACCTCTAACTGGTGTACCTACAGGGTTGACTCATTTGGTTTCTAGTAACATTATTATGAATGCTAGTGGTTCCAAAATACATCCGATTATCTATATTGATTCTGATAGAAATAGTATTAGAAATAGAGGTAATATTAAAATTCATGAATCACGTATAATCAAACTAACTCAGTTACCTTTTGCAATTACTGAAGATAGTCAAGTAGGTTTATCTTTTGTATCAAGAGCATTTAATGTTGCTGAAGTTATGAGAAGTGTAAATATACACGCTCTTGAGCAATTGGGTGAATTAGAGGCTCAAAGAATTATTTGGGGTACTGATACAACTGGCAAGGAAATTAAAAGAGCATTTAGTGAATCTCATAGAGAAGCTAGACAAACAGGTAAAATACGTACATCTGGAAATGTCTATTTAGGTATGAGAAGTAGTAATGCCAAAATAGGAATGTTAGACTTAAAGAATTTACCTAATAATTTTGATTGGGAAAAATTCACTAAGACAACATTACACTTATTAGCATTTGCTGCTGGTGTAGATGTTAATGATTTAATTTCTATAGATGCCGCTGGAACATCTAAAAATGCTGTAGCTATTTCAGACTTAAAGAGTAAGCAAAAACTATATACATGGTATTGTAACACTCTTAAACGTCAAATTGAAGCAAAAATTTTACCCAGAGATTTAGAGTTTGTAGTTGGTAATGCAGAAAATGATATTTCAGAAGCTAAGGCTCGTACATTTACTTCGTTATCTCGTTCTAATAAGTTCTCAATTGACAGTGGTACAATTGATGAGCGTACTTCAAGAGAAATCCAATTGAGACACGGTATGCTAACTCAAGAACAAGTATTCTTCATGGAATTAGATAATGGACGATTACCTGATGGTTTACCTGTATCTGCTGTATTCTTCAAAAAAGAGCAAGGATTACAAAAGTTCCTACCATTAGATGGCTTTGAGGAACCGTGGATGGTAGATTTACATGAACCTGAAGATATTATACCTGCTATTCAACGTAAAATATTTTCTTTACAAGGAGAAGTTATTAATGCAGAAAGCCGTACTAGACATAAACAAGCTAGAATAGCGTTAGCAGCCTATGAATGGTTATTAGGACAATATGAAGCGAAGGCATTGCTCTCACAATTCGATGAGACGGCACAGGAGGACTCAGGAGAGGCGTTAGACAATGAAGAGGTTATAGAAGACGTTAATACAGTTACAACGTCCCCAGAGGCTCAGAAATCGGTTATATTTAGCACAACTACTCAAAAAGGTAGATTAAATAATAAAAGATTAAAAACAGAGGTTCGTAAATCATTCAAACAAAAAGAATTAGATTTAGATTCTTTATCTGGCGAACTAAGAGAAATATTAGTTGAGTGGGATGTCCATGATGATATTCTCGAAGATGTATTGGATGATTTTATAAGTATTGCCGAGCAATTACGATTTAATGAAGTTGTTAAAAACAAAAAACTAACAAATGTATTAGATACATTTAATGAAATTATGGATGAATTAGATTTCTAATACAAAAATTTGCATTTAGTTTTTTAATATGATATACTTGTAATTGTGTTCATGGTTAGTACCTCCTAGAAATATCCCCAACACTGAAAAGTGTTGGGGATATTTTGTTACAATAATTTGATTTTAATTGAATGATATGATATACTAATTTCTAATATCAATTTTTAATTTCAAAAAAAGGAATGTATATGAAAACACCACTTGAAGCAGCAAATGTAATTGATTTAGGTAAAAGAGCATTATGGGCTGTAAATGTTAGATTTCAATATCAACCACCAGCCAATAATAGTAAAAAGTTTAGGCCATTTAGAGATACAAAAGCACATATGGAATGGACTGCTTCGGTTCTTCCAACGTTAGACCAGAGTGAATTATTTAGAATCCTTCAAGCTATTGAAAAAGGAGAAGTTTATCAACAATGGTACGAACCTGTAAAGTATTTATGGGATTTGAAAAGAACTAATAAATTTACAGAACAAATTTTACTTGATAATGGTACTTTACAACTGTTTCTAGGAGATGATGAAACAGAGCTTTTACCAATGAAATACGATACAGATTCAAAATTTATTTTCAATTACGAGGGTTAAATGGATAACACTAAACAATTAATTGGTTTACTTTTTTCTTCAATACTATGTTTGAAACTAATGATATTTGGAATGATAATCGTAGCATTTGAAATTGGCCCAATTGGTGTAATTGTTTTATCTATAATTACAACGTTATCTTTTGTATTCATTCTTGGAGGTTTATCCAAGAATCTTCATAAGGAGTCTAAATCATGAAACACAGAGTTTTATTTACTTTTTTTTATGTACTATATGGTGTATTAATTTTACTGACACCTACAGTATTTTACGACGGTACAATACTTGCTAACTTAATTATCAAAAGTATCATTGCATTTATTCCATTATTAATATATGTATTTGATGCTGAAAGAATGTTATGTTCAATATCAGAATTTATAGCATTTTTTAAGAATCCAAGCAAATCAGAAGTTGTTCATGTAATTAAGGATAATTCAAACTTATTTCCAATTCCATGTCTATCAGTTCTTAAACACTTTAACTATAAGTTCGATTCTCCACAATCATTACGTAAAATTTCTTCTAAGATTGTCAAATTTGCAGATAATCATAAACTGAATCTTAAACCAGTTAGACAATTAAGTGGATTGAGAGTTAATTCGTTTGTATATTCCGTACATGATTTTATTCAACAGAATAAAAATGGTACTACAAAAAAGATTCCACCTAAAGACTTAGCACTTAGTAATTTAGCCAACGAACTTAAACGTCCATTGGGTGGCGCACATGAAGTTGAATATAGTTTGGTTCCTGGTTCTGCTCATATTCAATACATAACTGCTGCTAGGAATCAAAACAAGGCAGGACTAGGTAATATTTTACGTTCGGCTGAGTATGAAAAGGTTATTCAAAGAAATAGTTTAGGGCAAGTAGTAAATTTACCTGCTGGTTTAGGTGTAGATTTGCAAGGTACTCCTTGTGCGATTGACTTAAAAAAAGGCCCACATTTCCGTTTAATTGGTTCAACTGGTAGTGGTAAGTCTGTAGCAGCCACAACAATCTTAGCATCATTATTATGTTTGTTGCCACCTGAAGAGTTTGAAGTACACATTATAGATTTGAAAATGGTTGATTTTACATTATTAGAAAGAGAATTTCCTCATGTAAAGTCATTATCATTGGACGTTGAAGCTACAGAGGAAAGATTGGATGCCATTATTGAAGAAATGAATCGACGTTATACTTTTCTCAAAAATGTAGGATTAAAAAATACTGTAGAATATAACATGACTGTAACAAATAAAGAAGATTATATTCCTCAGATTTTATTACTTATTGATGAATATAGTGAACTTCTTGGTTCTCATCCTAAACCAGAAGAAATTACTAAGAAAATTATTCGTATTGCTCAATTAAGTAGAGCGTCTGGTATTACATTAATTCTAGGAAGTCAGCGTTTAGATAGCGGAGTAACTAATCCTTTAATTAAGACTAATTGTCCAGGTTGTTTCGCATTGAAAACTGGTACTAATAGCGATAGTCGAGTTGCAATTGATACAGGTGGTTGTGAGAAATTACTTGGACATGGAGATTGCCTATTAAAATTTGATGACCAGATTAAGCGTATGCAATTCTGTATGGTATCCGATGAAGAATTAAGAAGATTAGGTAAGATGTGGCGTAATTACCAAACATAATAAAAAGAACACGTAGCGTAACGTTACGTGTTCTTTTTTGACTTCATAAACAAAAGTATTATATGGTAATGGAATGAAGGTTTTTAGTGCCTCCTTTCACCTTCTAAGCGGACATCCTAATGGGTGTCCGTTTTATTTTAAGTATGGTGCAAAGACACTTTCAATTGGATATTCAGAATCAAGAATTGTATGAGATAATTCCATATGTTCTAATCCATTTAATTCACAATATTGTTCTTTAAGAGCATCTCTTTCTAATAGCCGTTCAAATGAATCAGTAGGAGTAATTCCGTCTCGTTTAGCATTACTGCGATGATAGTAATGATTAGAATCAAAATGGTGCGGCCCTTGTATCTCAACACAGAGTGATAATTCAGGAACATAAACATCAAATCTTAGAAGGTGATTCGTCTCAGGATTAATACATCGATTACCATTAAATCCTGTCCATTCAGATATAATCTCATACCCATACTTCTCTAAAAAATCAATTACCATCTGGTGTTGTTTACTTCTTTTAACCTTTTTATCCATCTCTTGTGCTGTAGAATCCCAACTTGATAATGCTTTTTTACAAACTGGGCAACCTTCTCCTTCAATATGTTTCTTTGCTATTACTTGAAAGGCTCCGTGACGCTTACAGTGGACTTCTAATGGCTTTGTTGACTTCTCATATACTAAATGTCTATAATCGTATTGTAGCCCGTTATACGTCGATATAGCGTGTCTAATAAATACAAACTTTTTAACAAATTGAGATGTTGGATTAAAGTTATGTCTTCTAAGAAGAGCATTCATTGTATCGGGCCTTAAATCAAATAAATCAGCTACATCTTTTGCTGTGAAAAATTCAACTAAAATTAAATCTTGTATCAAATAAAGTTGCTCATCTTGTAAAACATATTTAGGCATTCCTCTATCTTTAACAGTTTGTAATAGCCAGAAATCAGGACTATAACCATAACGTTCCTCGATTTGTTTTCTAGTTATTTCAATCATGATAATTTATTAACAAAACTCATTTGTAGCATTTTATTGTCTATCTGCTTCTGTTGTGTCTCTAAAATTAAATCAACGGTTTCACACATTGTTGGTATGTCTGAATCATTAATTACTGTATAATCAATTAATTCTGAATGTAAAGACATTGTATATTCACTTTCATGAATATTTTGCTGAATAGCTTTATCAATATTTCCATACCAGTAAGGCAATGGTGGGCGCACAATATTTAGTGCAATAACGTTGGGGAAATTTTTCTTAATTTTGATAATTTCATTAGGAAATCTAACATCTGTGAAACAAAAATCATCTTGTATATTCAACTGTGACATCGCAGAGAATATCCAGAAATCATCATTGAATTCTTTACGTATTACATCTGTACCTATTTCTTGAAGCATTAATCTTGGAGTTATTTGTCTTCCTAACAACTGACTCCAATGTTTATCAACAGTTTCTCTCCAAACTCTATCATTAACATTTTCTCCTTCAAGTTTAGAGCGTTCCCAACCAAACATAGTAGATACTACGTCTTTAAGTGGATTAGCAAAGGACATCTTTTTATAACCATATTGATTATGTAACCATCCACCAACTGTGTCTTTACCACTACCTTTTAATCCTGTCACGAGTACAATCATTAGTAAACTCCTTGTTATGCTAATATTGAATTAGAATAGATACAATTTATAAATAAAGCCCCACCTATTAAACAGGCAGGGCTTTATTGTATCCGATAGATAAATTAATTGTTTGTATAGTCCAATGTCCTTGGAGTATGAGTATTCCGAACGTCTGCTCTCATTTCTTCTGGATGGTTATTCCAATATACGATAGCTGGCCTAACCACTTCAGTTACGTAATCATCGTATAATTCGTAAGCGACTTGCTCAGTTAAATCAGGGCAAAAAGGATGTAACATTTCAACATAGAATTCTAGTGGTGTTACAGATAGACTATCAAAGAAATAATCCTGTTCAGCAGTTAAAAAACTATTAGCTGTAGCAATGAATTCTGAATAATCAATTGGTTCAACACCTTTAGATAAAAGGTAATTACATTCTCGTTGATTTAATGAAGTGTCTGTAAAAGTAACATTTGAATCTCCAAGAGTAGTAATAAATTCAGCAGACATTGCTGGTGCAGACTCTTCAAAGTATTGTCCTTGTGCTTTAGGAGCATCTTTAATTGGAGAAATCGGTGAATATTCTGGAATCATATTAGACTTTGATGATTGTTCATATTCGGCTTGTGTTACAGTATCAGGAGTAACTAATCCAAACCAGTGTGGCCTAACTGCGAATGTACCAACAAATAAAACAAAGATTACTAGTCCAATAATCTTAAAAACATCTGTTATAAAATTCATGTTGCCTCCTTGTTAACTTGAAATACGTGTGTTAATTTGCTTAATAGTTATATTATACTACAAATTATCTTGTAATGCAATTTTTTGTTTGAATTTTAATTAAAGTAACGTTTTTGACAGCATATAAACCAAAATTATACAATTTTCTCGAACTCTATTTATAGTTACATAAAGAGGGCTATTTAATGACAAATACAAAAGAAGTGGCTCTAAAAGAACAATTAAGCGAAACCTTATTGAAGCCTGGGTTTGGCGGAATTCCTTTTGGAGTAACAAGTTTTTCAGAATTAGATGCTGTTGAAAGAACCAAAGAACATGTTGAAAAGGCAAATGAACTTTTCTTCGATTTTCTGTTATTAGCAGATAATATCATGTTTGATAGTGATAGCACTATGGAAGACCAGTTTAACAACATGTCTCAATTATCTGATGAATTTTTGGTTCGTTTTGAACAATTAGCTTCAGATGCCAGTGCATTGGATAAAAGTTCTGGTGTTGATTTGGGTAATTCATTTAAGGCTTCAAGTGGCGCTGTAACCGTTTACAAACATAACGATAAATTGTGGTGGTCTGGGGTTCCTACCAATAAATTTATTGATGACGACGTTCCTGCTGATATTTTTAGTGAAAAAAGTCATCGTAGATTTGTAAAAGGTATAGAAGATGGTATCTTTGCATATCCAGATTTATATTTATGGCACATTCCCAAAACTATCGGTAAATCTACATGGGTAGCTTATGATGATAGAGGATTTTTATGTGCAGGTGGTATTATTTTTCCTCAATATGAAGGATTAGTTAAGGAATTATTGCTTAATACTGATGAGCCAATTGGAATGTCTCATGGTATTAGATTAGATACCATCAAACGTCATCCAACATTAAAACATGTGATTGATGAATATAACTCATTTGAATTTTCATTCTTGCCTCAGAAGAATGCAGCAAATAAACTAACTTCATTCACAGTGTAATTCAATTAACTCTTTGGAATTAGGAGACTTGTAAATGACTTTACAAATCAAAGACGATAAAGCCCGTGAATGGGTTCGTTCTGGTGCGCCTTCAAACGCATTGGATTATTTAGGCGATACTGTTAAAAGTATGGCTGAATTTGCAGAAACAAATGATATTCTGCATAAAGATGAAGGAGAAACAGACGTGGAAGTTAATGATGTCGCTAAAGATAATGTAGATGTAGAGCAAGGTTCAGATACAAATATTGTTGAAAATTCAGACACAACTGCTAATACAGATACAGAAGGTTCTAATACTGATGAAACTGCTGAAGAAAACAATGAGGAAAATGATAATCAACCCTCAAGTACAGAGACTAATCCAGATATTCTCGCTGCTTTCAGTAAAAGTCTGAACGATACAATTGCAGTTGCTATTCAAACTTACCACGATGAGGTTGTAGTCCCATTACAAAAAGCACTTGAAGCATTTTCTAATGGTACTCAGAAGGCTCAATCGGCAGGTGGACATCCAAATAGTATGTTTGAGCATTTATTGGGAGAAGATTGGCTTCCTGCTAGTGTAATGGCAAATACAATTAAGGAACAATTTGCTGCATCTGATACTTCAGATGGAGATGAAACAGTAACCGATAGTCAAGTAAAAGAATCTGCTGCGGCTGTCGATGAAGTATTAAGCAATGGCGAGGGTAGTGGTAAATACAATGTCCCTGGTCATTTATTCAATGACTTTTAATTAAAGGAGTAATACCAATAATGGCTAACGTTTACAAGTCAGCTACTCAGGAAGTACCAGGAACAGGAAAATCACTAGCTAGTGTTTATAAAGAACAAACTTTTGCTGGATTAACCTTACCGCCCTCATCTTTGCTAAAACACGATTTAGCTGCTGTTACTAATCAAATGCAGTTGTACTTTGATACTAATGGGCTTTTTGCGGACCCTTGTCTCGATAGGCCAGTTCTTAATACAACGCTTTTACCTATGAATTCTGTTGGAAATTCGATTCCTGTGCGTCCATCGAATTTTGAATTAACTCGTTGGAGCTTTTTAACTGCTCTAGGCGATACTCTTGTTGGTTCACGTCCAGATAATCCCTGTGACCCTTCTCCCGTAGGTGGCGACCAGACTGCCTGTTACATGGAGTGTACTAAAGGACGTGATAGTATCGCTACTAAAACTGGTGAGTTGGACGCTTTAGTTAATCTGGCATGTCGGGGCGTTCAGGATGACTTGTTCTTCCTTGGTGACGTTCGTGGTGTTTCTGCTGTAGTAGGAAACGATATGTTAGGTAATGCAGATTACGTTCGTATGGGTGCTGTAAGACGTGCAATGGTTGACGCTGGACGTAGACTTCAGTTCGACATCATGCAGCAACTATGGACTGGCGACCCTGCAAACGATACTGCTAATGGTGGTTACAAGGAATTTCGTGGTTTGTTAGGGCAAATTGCTGACGACTACGATACTCCTGCAAATCACCCTGGTCTTTCTGGTAACAACTGTGAAAAGCTCAATAGTTGTGTACTAGATTTCGGTGATAATTGTATTGGTGGTGGTACTGCTATTTATCCATATCTTCAAGCTATGGAAGCAGATTTATTCGCCAAAGCACAAATGAGTGGATACAATTCTGTTGATTGGCGTGTTGTAATGCATCGTCGTCACTGGGAAGAACTTGTAAAAGTTCTGCCTTGTGAAGTAATGAGTGATAACTGTATTGCTCCAACTGTTCAACCTGGGCCTGGGGGTAATCTTGCTCCAATCCAAATCAGTGTTGATAGTAATGGACAAATTATGATTCGTCAGCAAATGCAACGTGATATGACTATTAGTATTAATGGGCGTATTTATCCTGTATTGCTGGATGACACTCTACCTATTACAGAAAGTGCTGGTTCACCTGGACAGTACTCAGGCTCAATCTTTATCATTCCCTGGTCAATTAACGGTACTCAGACTCTTTATTGGGAACATAAAGATTACAGTGCATTTGAGCGTGAGTTATCTCCGCTTCCTGGTACTTGGGCAGATATGTTAGGTTTCAGTGATGGTGGACGATTCCATTGGGTTATGAAGTTTAATGGACGTTGTTTTGAATTAGATGTTAAAACAGAACTGTGTCTTGTTTTCAAAGCTCCAAATATGGCTGCACGTTTAGATAACGTTCTGGCTTGCCCAATTGGTTGCGTATCATTCCCAGATGCTTCACAATTCCAACCAATTCCTGTTGCATAAGTTGTCTGATGAGCATCTCCACCTAAAGGTGGTAAAACCTCCTTTGAAAATTCAAGGGAGGTTTATTTTATCATATGAATTGGAGTATTAATGTCTAATAGAAAAATTGATAAAGTTTGGCAGATGTATCGAAATTCTGTAGCTATTAAAGAATATAGAAATAAATCTTTGTCTGAATTATCTGATAGTATAGGTTGGGTAGCTACTCTAAATTATATCAATGAGATTATAGAAAAGGAGACACAATAATGGCACGTTGTACTAGATGCACAAAAAATAGTGGTAAATTTCAGCAATTAGCACAAGCAACTGTTTCATTAAGAGATAAAGAAATTGATTTTGAAAATGACGATGATTTCAAGTTAATTACTTTTAATTCCGCAGGAACTTATACTCGTATAGTTACAAGTCCAACAAAAGTATTATCTGAGTATGGACTTAAGAATTATGGTATGAGAAAACCAGGAAGACAATTTTATGTTCATGTTTTAGACATTGAGCATTCACCACATCTATTTACTGTTGTTGTACCAGAAACACCTTCGTACTCTAACACTCTAAAATATTTAGCTGAACAAGGTGAAATTAATTTTGAAGATATACCTAGATTTGAGGAAAAAGTTTTACAATTAATTTCAGAAGGTAAATTAGATTCGGCAGATTCAAATACTCAGTATAAATTGGAATATTTCTTACAACTTATAAATACTCCTGAAGAGATACAATCTGAATCTGTTGAAAAAATTGATATTACTGAAAACCCACCTATAAGAAATTCTGTACCACACACAGCTTTTGCAAGTCAACACGAAGTACATCATCTCAAGGTTTTTAATGCATATAAAAAAGGTATATTAGAAGGCTTTGAAAATCCAGATGACGAAGGTAAGGTTTATATTTACGAAGACCAGACTTTACCTGAATAAATAGGAAGCCTAACTGAAAATGGACATACTAAAGAAATATGAAGAAGTTGATGTTAGATACCCTCAAGTATATGTGTTTTCAAGGCTATAATGAGGAAGAAGAAATTACCGTGGCAGACGATATTAGAGTATTACTCGTAGTAGTAACATCTCCTGATATTAGCTGGTCTACTGAAATAGAGAACATTACAAGATTTGTACACTGTACTGTTGTATCTGGTGAAAACATTTCTTGGGATAGAATACAAAATTCTGTTCGTGATGAAGAAGTTGATATTATACATTTTGCTTGCCACTCTGATGAAAATGGTATTAACTTAAATAGTGAAATAATTGAACCTACTAGATTACTAGGATTATGTAAAAATAGTAATTGTAAATTAGTGTTTTTTTCATCATGCAGTTCAATTAGATTAGGGCAAATGTTGATAGAAGAAGGTGTACCAACAACAATCAGTTACGTAAAACAGATAAGTGATACACGAGCATTATCAATCGCTACTGATTTCTATCAAGCGTTAAATCGTGGTGATTCTCTAAAACATGCATATAACAATATCAATCCTAGTACAGGTGAGTTAATATGGTTATCTAATGGTAGATACGCTGAAACCGAAGCAAATGAGCTAATGCTAGAAGTTCGTACTGTTGGACAATTAATTTTGTGGTGGATACGCTCAATATTTTTTGGTGGTATATTTTGGTTTCTTCTATTTCTTTATTTTTGGCTAAGTATACCTTTTTGACTTACAAGGCTTAGACTATGATAAGATTCAAAAAGAAATCAAATAAATTGGGGGCTTAATGGCTAAGTGTTCAAGTTGTACAAAAAAGCGAGTGAGCCGAGGAAACTCCAATATTAGCTCGGTTGTTATTTCACAAAATCAAAGCGGGGTTAGCATTTTGAATGCACAAGATTTCAAACTAGTTTATTACATTGGTACTGATGATGTTGATGTACCAAGTACACAAGATGGAATCAAGTATGGTAAGCGAAAATATGGGCAAAGGACTATGGTACATATTGATGATTTAGAAAATAATTCTGATATTTGGGCTGTAGAAATGAAATTGCCAATAGCTGAATTAATTGAAGAAGGTAGCGAAACTGAAAATGGTGAAGAATAATGGAAGAATTATTTATATTGATATTTTGGATAATTATTTCTGTTTTTTCTACACTTAGGGTTACACAGCTTTTACACGAAGAAGATGGGCCATTTAATTTTCTTCAACATATTCGAGATGTATTGGGAGCATCTGAATTTGTAAAATTATCTGAAGAAGAACAAAATGAAATATTAGCTGAATTAAACCTCGAAGAGGATGACGAGCTACCCCTATATAATCTTAATACAGTTGCAGGAAATTTATTTGAATGTATTCGTTGTCTTTCTTTTTGGATTGCGATTCCTCACGTATTAATATTATTTCTTTCAATTGGTTTTAACATCGTTTTCATCCCTATCTTGACGTTAGCAATAAGTGCGATGGTTGTTAAAATATATGAAGCAACTTAATCCACTATAAATGAAATAGGAGAAAACTATGGTTTCATTGAACCCTGCGGTTACAGGCCAGGGGAGAACTTTTATTAACACTGATGGTGCGGGATGTGGTAATAGTTTTTCGTACTTAGGGTGTTATAAGGTTGATTCACTCGAACAATCTTTGGGTGATATTACAAGTATTTACTGTCCAAGTGATGAACAGTATGATGCATTTGTAGAAGTTGCATCAATTCGTGGAGCAGATTCACGATGGACATCAACATTAACTGGAACACTTCCAGTTGATACAGAAACTGAATTAGAAAAAATACGTAGAAGAGGATGTTCTTTTAATCTACAAGTTCATTTTGGTGCTTGTAACAGGCCAGATGATTTCAGTTCATTTAACAGTGCAATCGTACTTCAAGATGTACGATTAACGAATTATAATTTAAGTTCGTTGACTGCATTATCTCCTGATGAAAGAGCAGCAGTTTCAGAAACCGCTTCAATTTCGGCAGGTTCTGCTTATAGAGTTTTTCCTCTTGAATATAGTGTTACAGCTACTAATGTTGCAACTACAGGAGCAATTGTAGGTGTAACAATTTGTGACTCTATTAGATGTGGTACTTTATGTAATGCTGTCGGCCCATCTGATGGATGTGAACGTGTCTATGCTCTTAATATTATTGAGGGAAGCGTACCTAGCCTAATCTTTACAGTTGATGGTGGGCTTCTATGGGAACAACGAGATACTGATTTACCTGTAAGTAATGCTTTACCAAATACCAACTTTGGAGATTTTTCAGTTAAATGTGTCGATGGTTCTTTATGGTTAAGTGTCTATGATGGTACAGATTCTAGTGTTTATATCATAGACCCTGAAGGTGTCGAGTTAACTGCAAGTAATTTCAGTTCTGTTACAGTTGGTACTTTATCTAATGTCATTGTACGAGATATGGACTTAGGTTCCAATAATGTTTACGTTGTTGGTAGTGCCAATGGTGGTGGTTCATATATTGCAGCTATTGATAAAACAAGTCAAGTAATAACTGTAATAGATGATTCAGTTTTATCATTAACAATCAATTTCTTATCAGTTGATGCTATAGATGATAATGTAGTGTTAATTGGTGGTACAGATGGCAGAGTTGCATTTTCTAGTGTTGAGGGTTCTTTTACATTAAGCCAAATAGTAGTTAATGGTGTTAATGTAACTGATGACGTTAATGATGTACATCTTATTGATGATACAAACTGGCTTGTCGAAGCAGGAGGTTCAATTTACTGTACAGGTAACAGAGGAACAACTTGGACTCAGTTGTTAGCTACAGGTAATTCTGGTAAATTCTCGTTTTACGATAATGTATTAGGTTTTTTCCAGAATAGCAATAACATTTACAGAACAATGGATGGAGGAAATTCTTGGGATTCGGTTGCAACGATTAGTGGTGTAGCCCCAGGTAATGCAATTGTATGTGCTAATAATCCGAATGTGTATTACTCTGCTGGTGGTAATTTAGACGCCGATACTCCGTTTATTATTAGGGGTGTATCTACATAACATTTAAGGAACGGAGAAAGAGATGGTTTATAAAGAATTTAATGGTAAAATTCATTTGGTTCCTAATTATAAAATAGAGAATCCTGATGAATGGCCTGAAGTAATTCTTCCATTGTCTGAGCTTTCTGCACAAGATTGGGAAACCTTTGCAGAAAAGATTCACGAACAGATGTTAGCAATTTACAATGGTAAGAATGAAGGTGAGTTAACAAAACAAGTTGTTATTCAACGTTTACAACGGACACTTATTGTGTTCCTAAATTCCCTATGGAGTAATAAATAAACATGGCAAATTTCAGAACTAATATTGCAAGAAGCGATTTAGCCAGAGCGTGGATTTTTGAAAACGGTTTTCAAAATTGCAATAATAACCCAGAGTATGTCCCTTGTATGAGTTTTGATTCTCTTACTCAGGATGCAGGTGACAGAACAAGAATTGAATGCCCAGACCCTTATAAATACGGTTCTTTCATAGAAGTTGGAACAATTCCTGGTGAAATCAGTCGTTTAACCACAACGCTTACTAGTCGTATGACTCGTGATTCACTATCATCTTTCCGTAGATATTTTAATCAGCAATGTTCTTTAGATATTGAATTAGTATTCGGGCTTTGTGAGCGCCCTAATATTTACGGAGCTTTCGATAAAATTATTGTATTCGAGGATGTTTTTGTAACATCTTTTGGTACGGACCCGTTATCTGCACTGGCATCTGCTGACAGAGCAGAAATCAATGAGACTATTGATATTTCTGTAGGTAATATGTATGAAATTGTCAAGGTTGATTATGCACAGCAAGGGATTGTTTCTGCTGCAACATTAGGCCCACTGATTGATGGTGTAATCGTAGACGTACAATCTTGTGGTGTTGACTGTAATGATGCAAGCAGTGGTTGTGATAAATTATTTACCATTGATGCTGATGGTGGTTTACTTTGGACAATTAATGGTGGTGATGATTGGAATACAACTGTAACTACGTTTGTATCAACTGGTGGTACTGGTGTTATTACTGGTATTGACACTTTAAGAAATTGGGTATGGGCTTATAACACTGAAGGTGAAATCGCTTTTTCAAGTGATTATGGGATTCGTACTGGACAAACCAATAAAGTCATTACTGGGTTGAGTACGGCTGGTGCAGACCAGGATGCTGGTTGGGAATATGGCTTAGTGGTTGGTTCTGCTGGATTTATTGGATACATTACTAATCCAGGGCTTGGTTTCCAACGTGTAATTGACCCGATTACCGCCAATGACTTAGCTGTAGTTAGAATCGGTGTATACGATGAAAATCGTGATTTTGCACTAGCAGGTGGTGCAGCAGGTACTATTCTTTACAGTGAAGATGGTGAGAATTGGGCAACAAGTCCAACTGCTCCAACAGCAAATGCTATTGTTGCAGTGTATCCAAAGACTCCACTTAATTGGTTAGTAGCTACTGCAACTGAAGTTTTCTGTACAGATGACGGTGGACAAAACTGGTCTGCGAACACATTACCATGTCCTGTAACAGCAGTTCATGATATTCAACGTGGCGCTGGACGTGCTGTTCTTTGGTTGACTGCTACAGATTCTTCTGCTCAAGAATTAATCTTCCGCTCAACAGATGGTGGAAATACTTGGGTACAAGAAACTCAAGGTAACAGTAATGCAAATGTTCCTAATGTACCTACATCTAACGCTATTGTTCCTTGTGTAAATAATGTTAATGGCTTATGGATATTTGGTGATACTGGTGCGGCTGGTGCAATTCTTGCTGGTACTGCATAAGATATAAGTATCCAATTAAACTAGAGCTAATATTAGCTCTAGTTTTTTATTTATACAAACGTCTTAAACGCTCTGAGAGGCTCTATTAAGACATGAGATATATAAATAGACTCTTTTTAAGTTAAATGCGCTTAGAAGCCCGTATATCGTGTCTAAGAGCATTATGGAGACATTATGGCAAGAAGAAAACGGAAAACAATAATTGATTTAGCTGATAATGGATTAGGTAGAGTATTTATTCACCCTTGCTGTATTGGAGATGTGCAATATAATCCATGTATTTCTGTTGATACAGTTACTGTTAGTAGAGGGACTCCAACTGTTGTATATTGTCCTTCATCTAGTGTAAATGATAATTTTGATATTGCTAAAATTATTCCTGGTGGTAAAGGTTTGTATACATCTTCTCTTAACACTCATATGACGATGGATACAATTAATCAATTTAAGAAATTATTTGAAGCTAATTGTCCATTCAATATTAGTATCCATTATGGTGGTTGTGACAGTGCAGATGATTTTTACAATTATACTAAAATAATTTTCTTCAAAAATGTTACATTAACTGATTACTCAATTGAATCTTTAGTTGCGTTACAAGCTACAGACAGAGCAACTATTAATGAATCAATTAGTATTTCGTTTGAAGAAATGTTAATTCTAAATATGCCTAATGATTTAACAACATTTACAATTTTCGATACTATTGTTGATTCTTTTATTATTCTTGCTGATAACAGTTGTGCAACCTGTAAATCATGTACACTTTGTTTTTGCTCTAATTTGGGTATAATAGTCAATGATTCACAATTAGTAATTTCTTCATGGCAAGATAACAATAATCGATTAATCTTGGCTAAAAATGATGGTACATTTGATATATTAATAGCGAGTGATTACATTGATAATCAAATTGTTCATAATGTTGGAACTGTATCAGTTACGTTAGATATTGGAGAATCTGTTACAGTTGGTACATTTAGGAGTGTAGGAACTGATTTTGGTAAATTGTTTTATATTGATGGTAGACAGAAAATTATAACATTATTAGATACTAATGGTATACCAATAACATCTATAACTCACAAACCATATGAAAAATTATTAGCTGGTGATGATAATGGAAATTTATATGTAGGTTTCCCAGAAAAATATGTTAAACAATTAACAAATTCGCCAACTACTAATAGTATAACTGCTACATCTATTTGTAACGATGATTCTTATATCATAGGTGATGTTACAGGTGCTTTATATTCATCAATTGATGCTGGTGAAACATGGCAACAAATTTTGTATGTTAATGATGGTTCTGCAATACGAAGCATTGAGTGTTGTGATTGTATACAGTTTTTTATTGGTACAGATACCACTTTGTTTTATTCGACTGATTCATTGAGTACTTTAGAAATAATTAATGAAGATTATACTAATTACAAGCATATTTTGTGTTGTGACACCACTAATGACGTAATAATCTTGGCAGAAAATGGTACTGATTCTGTTATATTATCTACTAACTTTGAATAAAGGAGTACAATGGGGAATTTTTTCACCAGTACAAATTATGAGATTGAATATAACTCTTGCTCTAATACTGTACTGTATAAAGGATTAGCACAAAAGAATTTCAAACCACCTAATGTTCCAACTTATATTGACAATAAAGGTGTTGTTCAAGAAAACCCATTTTCTCAAAAATATGCCGATGCATTAGTTGTATATCAAAAAACAATTGAATTAGCAATGGTTGACGTTGTATTAACTAATTGTATCAAATTTAATCCTGCATGGAAAAAATCAGAAGATTGGGCTAATTGCTGTCATATAATGCAAACTCAAAGTGTTTTAAGCAATAATAATCTTGAATTATCTTTCTTAAAATATTATGTGTTACCTGATACACAGGACCATTCCATGTTAGCTCAAGAAGCCTTTTTGACAGAGACTAGGGTGTATGATATTTTTGGTACAGTTCACATCAATAGAGAAGGTGTAGATATTCACAAAGCTTATCTGAAGAATACTATAGATACAGGTATTGAAGTACAACCTTTATTTGTTGGTATTCATCAATTAGTTAACCCATTAGATGAATTCAATGCTTGTATTGCAGGTAATATGAGTTGGAGTAAATGGTACAATTGTGAATATAACCTTGATGAAAAAGCCTCTGTAGTTGCTTTAAGTAGGCTCAATCGTATTAGAGAAATACACTCTGATGATGCGATTCAAATAGAATCAGAACGAAAAAGTAAACGTAATAATACTAATCCCAATAATGGGATATAAAAGGAGCAAAAGATGCAACAAGTAACTCCCGTTAATTCACACGTTCAAGTTACACCAACCACAGTTTTACCAACTAGTAACGTGCAACCTACATTACCAAATAATGTTCAAGAAGTTCCTGTACCAGAACCGAATTTCGTGGACCCTAATATTGTAACATTAAGTACAGGATTCACAGTAAAATTCAATGTTTTGCCTAAACCAATTTCTGATGAATTTGTAACTACTATTTTTAATGCAACAGAACTTGATGAAGACAATAACATTCGTATTGATAGTAATGATAAGAATGAACAAATTAGGGTTGCAACGAAGTTTATGACTCTGAACACTTCAATTATTGGTGCAGGCGGAGTTAAGTTGCTTGATGAGTTACCACCTGAAGAGCAATGGTTAGACCAAGTAATTTACGCTCCAACCATTATGGAAAAGTATCCGCATATTAACACGTCTAAATTGAGACAAAGAGATAAAGAATTTTTATTTCTACGATACTTTGCATTTGCTGATGAAGATTTAGCATTGTTATCAGAAAAGTGCTTGAATCAAGGATAACTACGACAACTAATTAGTATTTTATATGAGGAAGGGGACAAATCCCTTTCCTCATATTTTTTCTAAATAAATGGAGAATAATTATGGCAGGTGAAAATTTTTCACTTAGAGAAAGTCAATTAGTACCAATATCATTAATTGCGGACCCTAATGGTTTATTAAATGGTGGCGGAGGTGGTGGAGGCGGTACAGAACAGTTAGTTAGAGATTATTACAGAGCAATTAATTCTGGACTTGGGTATTCAGAAGGTGATATTTTAACTAGCTTAATGAGGTATACGATTGCAACAACTGCTCACCTTGCAACTCGATGGTTTAATTTAACAACTCAGTTATTCATTAATACTCCACTTACTATTGATATTATTCCATTAGATTCTTTCAGATTACCACTTACTTCTGAAACTATAACTGTATCTAATGTTGCAATAGGATTAACCACAATACCTGCATTAGCTAATAGAGCAGAAATTCAATTACATGACGCTAATATTGTATTTACATATGATGGTGTAACTGTACCAAGTGCTAGTCCAGATATTGGTATAACTGTACAACAAGGCAATCTAATAATCTTACAATCGAGGGCTGAAGTATTAAATTTTAATACAATCAGACAAACAGCTTCAGATGCTCGTATTTACGTACAGTATCTTCAATCATATTGTGGATAAAAATAATGGAAATATCAAACATAACTGATTTTACTAAAATTACAGTTGGTACGAAATTAAAAGATTATGCTAATTTATTTGACTGGAAGGAATTAAGATAAGGAGTTTTATTATGTCACAATGTTGTCAATGTGCAATTATTGTACCCACAGGTTCTTCAGGTGGTGGTGGAGATATTAGTAATGCACCTGTAGCAGCTATTAATGGATTAAATGAAAACGTTAATCCTTTTTCAACTTTAACATATTCTCAGTTTGATACAACTGATAGGACTAATCAAAGTTGGTTAACACCAGGAGCTACTAATTTAATCATTACAGAAGAAGGTGATTATATTGTTGAATTTTCAATTGTAGATTCTATTGGTACAAAAGATTTTACAGTTAAACCTAGTAGAGCTATTGGGCCTACTACAATTCAATCGCTTAGAGGTAATGGTTCGTGGACTGGAACTTTAAGAGTTAATTGGACTAATACAGATGTTACTAATGGTGACTCAATAGTATTTGTTGTAACCAATAACTTGGCTTCAATTCAGTCCTTAGTCATTAATTGTAATATTACTAAAATAGCATAAATTAATTTTAGTAAAGACACAAAGCTCACAATCAGTTAGGTTGTGAGCTTTGTTTATAGTCGAAATTTGGAGTAGTCATGTCTAATCAAAGTCTTTTTAAGCCTATGCAATTTCGTTATCAAGACATACCTTTAAGAATGCAACGTAGGCAAGAACGTATAGCCAATTCTGTTTATAAACCTAGATTTGAGGATTTGGTAAGTAAATTTGAATCTAAAATAGAATTTGGTGTAGAAAGTGATAATAAATCAGGAATGGTTGAAACATTAATTGGGCCATTACCCAAACCAACCGGAGTACCAAATGCTGCTGGTAAATCTGTATTAGGTAGCGATGTATACAAATGGTTAGATGATGGTATTCGTGCAGGTGGGCCATCTTTAATATTTCCATCAAATTGGGCTAATGTGACTTCACCAAATTCACTAGCAACTACTCGTAGAGATTTTAACAGAGCGCAAATTGTAATTAACAGAGACGCTCAAGATAGGTTCCCTGGTACTAGTCCTCGTAATTTTAGTGAACTTGTTGAGCAAGAATTAAGGACAACTTATATACAGCGTATGGAAGCAGAGTTACGTAAAGCTGTAAGACAATCTGGGAGAGTATAATGGCATTAATAGAATCAGGAATTAAGTTACAAATGCAGGGTTCATCCGAATTCTTATCGGAAGGTAAGAAGGTTGATGAACTGTTAAATAAAATGGCAGCATCTGCAATGAATACCGTAGATGCTCTTAATAAGTTGCCATCTGCACTTAAAAATATTAGAATACCAAAATCTATCAATAATATTGATGTTTCTGGTATTGATGCTTTAATCAAATCTGTTAATAGATTAGATAAAGAGATAGATACAACTGGGTTAACAGGAATTGCTAATGATGTTAAAGTAGCAATAGCACCTGTAACCGGATTAGCTAATGCTATTAATCGTTTAACTAAAAATCAAAACGCCATTAATTCTCTTGGCGATAATCTTAATAAAATTATTGATTCATTTCGTAATGTAGATATATCTGGCATACAAAAAATTGTTGACTCTCTATTTCAATTAACTTCTGCTGCTAAAGAAATCAACAAGGCAATGGTAATTGTCAATAGAAGAACACTTGAATTAGGGAAAGATGCAGGTATAGCAGGTATACGTTTTGGTGAATTTGCACAAGGATTACGTAATAGTACAAGTGGACTTAATAAATGGACTTTACAAGTTCGCTCATCAATTAGAGTTATACAAAGATTAATTGATATTGTTCGTGCGTCTGCAAGAATTATTATTACATTAAGAACCACTATATTTACGGTTAGTAAGGCATTTCAAATATTAAGAGATGTTGGTACGTCATCTTTCAAAGGATTAGGGAGTGCTATTAAACTTGTACTTAATCCTCTCGAAACATTACGAAGATTAATTAGAGCAATTCTTAATCCATTAGAAACACTTAGTAAAATCCTTAGTGGATTAAATAACATTCTCAACATTTTTGCTTCTCGTTCAAGAGTAGGCGTTGGTGGTTTAAGAAAGTATTCTAGGGCTGCAATAATAGCTGCTAAAAATACTAAAATACTAAGTACAAGTCTTAATACTCTCAGTAATGCAGTTAATCTTAATATATTATTTCAACAGATTACTGGTGCTATCACTCGTTTTGTATCTATTGGTTTTGATGCGGCTGCTCAATTTGAGCAACTTACACTTAGTATTCAAAATCTTACAGCAAGAGAGTTATTTGATACTGGACAATTTGATACATTAAAAGATGCCTTTAATAGTGCAGAAGAGCCAGCACAAGAGTTACTTAAAACCATTAGAACCATTGCTATCTTATCACCATTTAACGCTAATGATATTGCTCAAACATTCAAATTAGCACAGGTATATGGTTTTACAAGAGATAATGCTTTAGCTGTTACACAAGCTATCACAGACTTTACTGCCGCTACAGGACAATCAGGTGAAGTTGGTGAAGGTATTATTCGTGCATTGGGACAAATAAGTGCAAATACTAAAGTTGCTAAAGAAGAATTAAATCAGTTAGCAGAACGTGGATTAAACGCTACTGCAATTTTAGCTAAAGAATTTGGCATTACTGTTAAAGAAGTTTTAGATTTAACAAGTAGAGGTTTGATTCCTGCTGATAGAGCAATTAATGCTATTGTTAAAACATTACAACGAGATTTTGGTGGTGCAGCTAAAAATGCTACTAAAACTTTAGCAGGGCTACGTTCTACATTACAAGACTTAGGAACCAATGCTTTACGTGAACTAACCACGGGTGCATTTGAAGCCATTGGTGAAGTTGTTTCGCAATTCACTACAGTAGAAAATATATTTGGACTATTAGATAATGTACGTGCTATTGGTGAGCGTTTTGGAAAACAAATTGCACAGGCATTACAACAAGTGTTAAATGTTGGTAAAATTCTAATTGAAATTTGGAAAGCATTACCACAACCAATACAAAATGGTTTAGCTACATTAGGACAAATAGCAGTAACAGTTGGTGTAGTTACAATTGCTGTTGGTGGATTATCTGCTGCATTTACTGCATTAGGTTTTTTGTTTTCTACATTTGTAGGTACGAGTGGACTGTTAATTGCAAGTATAACAGCTTTAGTTTCTGTATTTACATCATCAACTACTGCTGCAACACAAACCACAAATGCAATAACGCAACTTAAAGATGCTGTTGCTTTTCTTATACTTGATTTAGATAACGCTATAGAAGTATTCAATGATATTTTTGCAGCAGCTTCTCAAGAAGGCATTAATATTGCTGAGTTATCAGAATTACCAGACTTACTCAAAAATATAGCTTCTGCTGGTGCAAATGTAGTTATTTTGTTCAACGAAATAATTGACGCAATAGTGTTAGCAGAAACACCATTCCAGGCACTTAATAATTTACTTGGATTATTGCCTGAAAAATTTGCAATGGTTGGACAAAGTATATTAAATGCAACAAGTTTTATCGATGCGTTTAGAATTATTGTAAGTACTTTACCACAAACATTACAGAATATTATTAACTCTGTAATAGATTTTGCTTCACAATTTACAGGAACTTTTACTAGCGTACAGAATTTCATTAAAGATGGTGTACAAAACATTATTGATTTTTTGTCTTCTGCGTTTGGTGCTTTTGTAGATTGGGGCGCTAATATCATTGTACAATTAGCAAATGGTATTCGTAGTGCAGTAGGGTTAGTTATTGATGCAATTAATTTTATTGGTAGTGTAATCACAGATTTGTTAGCTCCTGGCTCGCCGCCTAAAATTCTCCCTGATTTACCTGATTGGGGTAAGAATGTTGCTGACCAGTTTCTTAGTGGTTTATCTCTCGGTGATTTTAGTTTAATTGATAATTTCGGAAATACAGTTTCTGATATTTTTAGTCAAATTGGTGTTGACGAAATTAATCTTCAAGGCGTATCTCAAGCATTTGCCGAAGGCTTAAATCAACTTGGCGATACAGGTAATGTTGATATTAGTATATTAGAAGAAATCTCTAATTTATCTGGTGTTGCTTCAGCAGAAGTTGAAGCTTTAGCTACTGAATATTTCAAATTAGCTGAAGCACAAGATAGACTAAATAGTCTTACTGAAGATTATGATAATCAACTTCGAGATGTTAGTGATTCTTTGAAAGAAATAGAAAATACTCAAGCGTTTGAAGATGAACAAAAACAACTTGATGAGATTAATCGTAGACTTAATAATCGCTTCTTATCTGAAGAACAACGTATTGCTTTAGAAAGAAAAAGAGATAAAATTCTTGCAACACAACAAGCTCGTGAAATTCAAGCCAAAAAAGAATTAGCACAACGAGATGTTAAAGATGCTGAAGACAATATTAAACGTACTGAAGAACGTGTCAAATTAGCAGAACAGTTTATAAAAGAAGAAGAAAAACTAGCCAGTAATGCTGATAGTGAAAGAGCAAAACGAGAGCGTAAAGAAAGAAAAAAGAAGAAAAAAGAAATTAATGCATTAAATGAATTGGCCGAAAGATTGTTTGGTGATGGGCCTACAGGCATTGATTTAGCCTTTGATGCATCAAGTCTTAATAATGCGAAAGAACAAGCTAACGAAGCTGTTGAGGGAATTAAAAATCGTTTTCAAAATTTCTTTGACACTATTAGTGAAAGATTTAAGAAAATTTCAGACTTCTTTAGTATTGAAGGAATTAAAGGTAAAATTGATGCTCTTAAACTGAAATTTGGAGAATTACAGACATCTGTATCTGAAGCTTTCTTTGTTGGACGCTCAACTGAGTTATCTAGTGCAATAGAAAAATTAGATTTTACTTCAATAACCAGTTCATTAGAAAGTGTTTCTATGTTAATCGGTAGTATTAGTAGATTAATACAAACCGAGTTTAACTTTGGTAAATTACTAACTTTTGATACAGCTATTGATATTTCAGATTTTTCTACATTAGAAGATACACTTCGTAGTATTTCAAGAATTGCTGGTTCTGTAACTGAAAGCTTAAAAGGCATTTTTACATTTGAATCTGATGAAGATAATGCTATTGCAGGATTTGTATCAAATATTCAAAGTATAGACTTTTCAGTTATTGGACAAACATTAGAAACATCTGTTCTTCCAGTTATAAAAGATATAGCAACTGGTATAGGTGATTTGTTTACTAATTTAGCAAATACTGAAAATTTGGATTCGCTTAAGACATTAGCAGGAGTTTTAGGAGATATAGCTTTAGTAATATTCTCTATAATTGTAGGTATAGGTAAAATAACAGCAGCTATCGGTGGGCCTCTTGGTAATGCTATAACTTTAGTTTTTGGTACAGCGGTTACAATTTTAGCTGGTATACGAGATACAATTGTTAATGTTGCTAAAATTATAGGTGGTATTTTTACCTTAAATCTTGATTTAATTACTCAAGGTTTCTTGGGGTTAGGTTCAACATTATTTTCAGTAGCTTTATCAATACAACAAACGTTCTCTGGAATTAATACAGCAATCGGTGATGCTTTCAGTAATCTTTTTGTATTAATCGCAGAATTCCTGGGATTTGATGTATCAGAATTTAGTGGTAAAATTTCAGAAACACTTGGAGATTTAGTTTCGAGTTTAGCTGGCGTATTCTTAATTCTAAAGAATTTTGTTAGTCAATTTTCAGGCCCATTTGCAAAAGTTACTGATACAGTTAAATCTTTTGGTACTGCAATTTCTACAGCATTTGCAAATCTTGTAAGTAGAAGTCCATTCTTACAAAAATTGGTTAAAATATTTACCTTAGTTGGTGAAAAGGTAACTATGTTGGTTACTAAGTTACAACCGCTAACCAAAGCATTTGCTAAAGTATTTACAACGATTGGTAAATTAATACCATTTACAGGTGCTTTAAGTAAAGGTTTCAGTTTTTTCTTAGGACCAGCGGGAGCAGTAATTACAATTCTCGGACTTCTTTCAACATTATGGTTTAATAATATTGCAGGAATAGGAGATTTTGTAACTAGAATTGGTGAACTTGCTAGTGAATTAGAATTTTCATTCTCTGGTATAACCACATTTGTTGGTGGTGTATTAACCGAAGTAAGTACTTTAATTGGTAACTTGTTTAGCAATCTATTAAATATTTCGTTTGATGATATTTTTAATTTCTTCACTGACGAAGGTGCTTTTGATAGATTGTTAGTCCTTGGTACAACCATTATTGGATTAATTCCTTTATTTGGTAGTTTTAGTGGTGTAATTGCATCTGTTGGTGCAGCAATACCATTATTGTTAAATCCAATAGGTTTATTAATTGGTGCAATTGGTTTACTAACCGTCGCATGGACTCAAAACTGGTTTGGTATCCAAGAGATAACTGAAACAGCTATCACAGCTATATCAGATTTCTTAAGTTCATTCTCATTTGGACAAGCATTACTTGATATAGGTACTAATTTAACCACCGGAGTAATTGATATATTTGTTGGTTTGAAAGATGCAATTGTAGGTATCTTTACTGGTGACTTTGAAGCAGTTAAAGAAGGACTACAAACAGCATTAGACGGACTAACCACTATATTTACTACATGGTTTACTTTAATACCAACATTAGCTTTAGGATTCACAAATGATATACTGTCATTTCTTGGTTTTGAAGAAATATCATTCTCAGATATTCTTCCAGAATGGTTAGTTAATTTCTCAATATCAGATTTAACTGCTCTTTTACCTGAAGCATGGACTAACCTATCTTTTTCAGATTTGTTACCAGATGCTTTGAAACTAGGTAGTACAATAGCACAAAATCCAGTAGCATTTGCTGATTTTGCTCTTGAAAGATTCTTACCTGATTCATTGAAGAATTTCTCTGTTAAATCTGTCGCTGAAGCTTTACCACAAGAATTTAGAGATTTTTCTCTTGATAAACTATTAGATGAAACTCAAATTGGAGATTCAACTCTTGGTGAAAAAATTGGTGAGATTCTCGACTTCAATATTCCTGGTACAGGTGCAACAGCAGCAGATGCTTTCAATGTAATTGTAGAAGGTATTGATAAAGTTAAAGATGCGTTTGTTTTTACTTTAGACAATCCATTTGAAGCATTGGAAAAAGTGTTGGTAGCTATTTCTGATACTCTGAGTAAAATAGCAGATGTATATAAAGCAATATCGGATAGTTTTGCCACTGAATTACCTAACCCAATTGCTGAAGCACTTTCATTAGCCACTGAAGGAATAGCTGCTTCATTAGAAACAATTTCAAGATTAATTGAAACAGTTAGGGCAGCTTTTGCAGGTGAATTGGCGGACCCTTTCAAAGCTATAACATTTTCTCTTAAACCTATTACTGAGTTCTTTGATACTGTACAAGAGAAATTGCAAAATTTGAAATCTGCATTTAGTACTTTTGAATTACCGGAAATACCTAATCCGTTCTCAGGAATATCTCAAGGTTTTACTAGTTTAACTGATTCTATTGGATTAACTGATAGTGAAGCAGAAATTGATATTTCACCTAAAGTTAATGTAGATGAAACTAGTTTATCGGATAGTGGTAAAAAGATTGCTAGTGATTTAATCGAAGCTTTTGACAATCAAATTGTCAGTGATAGTATTGATATTAGAGGATTTTCTGATAATATTGAAAGAGCAGTTGCAGCAGTAGATACAACTCAAATCTCAGTATTAGCCCAAGAGACAGGGCTTGAATTGAGTGAAGGTGTATTAACAGGGTTACAAAGTGGTGAAATAACACCTGAAGTTGCAACGTTTATGACTGCTTTGGTTGACGCAATTAAAACAGAAGGACAAATCAGTTCTCCTTCACAACTAACCTTTGATGAAGCTGGTATACCATTAGGTGAAGGTATTATAGATGGTATTATAGATGCTCTAATGGTTGGTTCTGAGCGTATTAAAACTGCATTACAAACTCTATTTACTGGATTAACTTCTGCAAGTGATGATAATTTCATAGGAACATTCTTAAATGTCGAGGAACAAGTTATGGCATTTACAGAATTCCGTGAGTTAGCTTCTGTTGAATTAAGTGATATGGTTAAGGCTTCACTTGACACATTGCAAGAATTCAATGAAGAAGCAATGGAAATCATCGAAGAATTTGTTGAAGATGCCATAGAAAGTTTTGAAGAACTAATAGATTTTATTTTAGGTGATTTTGTTGATGCCTTGAATGAATTACTAAAAGTCCTTGAAGACATGGTTAATCGTGGTAAGGCTGCAATCAAAGATTTTGTTGAAGGTGCTGAAGATGAACTTGAAAAGCTAATTGATGTATTTGAACGAATTGGTGGACAAGCTGTTGAAGGTTTAATTGATGCGTTAGATTCTCTTGGTTCAAAAGCTGTGCAAGAAATCAATACTCAAATTGATGAGATTATCAATACCTTTCAAGCCGATGCTGTTAATCCAGTCGGAGCGCCATTCTTTGTCTTGGGTGATAATCTTGGTACTCAACTTGCAGCAGGTATTATTGCAGGTATTGAGGGTTCAGCATTTGGTATTACAAACGCTATCGTTAACGAAATAAAGAAAGCAATTAATGATGCTCAAACAAGATTAGGAATTGCTTCACCATCTAAATTTTCTAAGGTAGAGCTTGGTGTTCCTGTTGGACAAGGTGTTCCAAGTGGTGTCAGTGAAACAGGCCCACAAATGACACAAAGTTTAATAGATACAATAACATCATCTCTAACAAAAGCTAGAAAACCTGTTATGCAAAATATGACTGCGTTTAAGAATGCGATTAATTCTGAAATTGCTGGTATAAATGCTGGTACAATAAATATTCCAAACATACAACCAACATTTAACGTTGATTCCATTAGACAACCTATTAATAGTCAGCAAGTAAGAGCATTACAAAGTAATTTGCCTGATAGACAGTCTGCATTATCTAGTACTCAAGTTAGTAACATGAATACTTCTAATGTTTCAAATAGCACTGCTACAACGAATAACTTTAGTATGACTGTAAATACTGACAATAATGGTGCAGGTAAAGTAAGACGTAATTTCAGAAGAATGAAAATGCGTACAGCCATTCGATAAATAAGTAACACCAATGATAAAGTTTTGACCAGGGAGACTAAGTTTCCTACAATATAGTCAAAACTTTATCATTGGTTAATTAAAAGAGAGGTAAAATGTCAATAGCTAGAACAGTAACCGCCTCAAAGGTTACACCTAAAACTCACCATGAAATTCGTGAGATTCCTAATGGATATTATCTTGAAGATGTTGTAGGATGGTTATCAGTAGTAATTCCTTTAGAATCCACTAATTTAATAGAAAATCCACAAATGTTGGACTTAAACGACAACAATAATCCTGATAGATGGATTAATGCAACAATTGCTGGAACATATGATTTTAATGTAATAGGTGGGCCATATAGTGGCGGCTCGATGGCTGTTACTAATTTTACTGGTGGTGAAATATCATATACTCAAAGTGATTTGACTGCTACAGAAACTTATGTACCAAGTTTGGTTATGCGAGGTAATGGTAGGGTTCGTGTCCAAATTACAGATACATTTAGTGTTGTTTCAACTGCAACTTTTGACTTAACACCGGAATGGTCCCAGTATATTTTACCTTCATATGTTGCTAGTAATCAATTCCTAGTTCTTCGTATTTTTCCAGAAGGTACAGTTGATTCTTTAGAAGTTGGTTTTTTTCAACTTGAAAACAATGCTAAAAATGTAGCTACAACTCCATTTGATGGTTCTTTCAGTGGTTACAGATTTGAAAGTGCAGATGTTTATAGATGGAATGGAGTTGCTAATTTATCATCTTCTACTAGACTAGTTGATACTATAACTGGTGGACAAGTAGTGAATTTACTTGAAGAGTTTGGTTTTTGTATTACAGAGGCCGAAGGTTTTGGAATTCCTGAAGAGTTAGAAGTAATCAGCAGTCCATTTGCTTTACGACAGGGTTCCTTAGTTAGATGTAAAACAATTACTGAACGAACACTCACAATTGCAGGACAACTATTAAAATGTAGTTTTAGTGATTTAATCTGTAATAGAAATGCAATTGGACAAGCGATTTTTTCAAAACAACAATTACGAAAATTTTTATGGCAACCTGTAGTTAATTGCGTACCATTACCTTGTGTTGAATTTATAGCGTGTTTAACTGGTGGATTCCAAGGAGTGTACGATAACTTATATGGAGAAAACATAGAGATTGACATAACGATGTACGACCCGAATTTCTACTCGTGCTTCAGAAGAACAGAAACATTAGAAACTCGTAATGTTGAGCAATTTAGTGCATTAGTTGCAATGACTCCTGATGGACAAGCAATTGGGCCATTAGATATGGGTATTAATCAACCACTTATTCAAGGGCAAAACTTTTATCATTATTGTGTTAGTCCATATGATGGAAATCTATATTACACATTTTTAGATACTGGTTTCAATAGAGTATTGAATAGATTCGATGGTAATACTCATACTCAAATAGCGTCATTTTCTGCCAGTAATAACCCAGACCCTAATTTTGACAATGAATTAAGATTAAGTTGTTGCGGCTCTAAGTTATATGTTGGTGGTAGTTTTGGAGCAGCTAGTCCTTCTGGTGGATTCGTAGGATTATCTGGTAATTCAATAGCTGAATTACGATTAGACACACAAACAATTGTTAATATCGGAAACGTTACTTCCGGTGGCTTACACGGACTAGTCACAGCAATGCTTTGTGTATTAGATGATGTAGCAATAGCTGGAACATTCGATTCTGCTGGTGGTGTCGCTACAACAAACTTAAGTAGATACGATGGTGCTTTTTGGATTACAAATAGCTTTTCTATAAATAACGCTGCAACAGGTGGTAGAATTAACAAAATGATTTCTTGGCAAGAAGGTAGCTTATCTCCTGGTTTATTTGTCGGCTCATTTCAAAATAATACGAATGTTACATTTAACAATGTTGATGGTACTTTACCAGAATCCATTGGATATTTTGATGGTACAAGTATTGTGAGAACTGATTTTATCTTTGATATTGCAGCACCAGGAAATACTGTAGCACAAATTACCAGTGCCACTAGATTAAATGATACAGTTTTTATTGGTGGTAATTTTGGAGATGTAACTTCTCAAGTAGCATTTTGGGTTGGTTCTTTAGGCCATAGACATATGGGTATTGCAGTCTTAGACTTAAATTTGACTCAGCCAAGTAGCGGATTAGTAGGTAGATTATTGCCTCTTGCTGGTGATATGGATGCAAGTCCACCAACTGGACGAGGTACAGACGGTTCTCAACCTGTAACTAGTCAGAATGGACAAACTGGACTTACTGAGATTGTTACAGATATGGCTGTAGTAAATGGTGAGTTATATGTTGTTGGAACACTAGAAGAATATGGGTTAATTGATTCAGATGGTTTGGTGGACCCTGCAAGAGGAATTATAGAACCTAAAGTTAATTTGTGTGGTGGTTTCATTTGGACACCAGATGTTAATGATGCAAGATTTGGTGTTGCACGTCCATTAGAATTAGACTTGAGTGGTTTCGATTTGGCTGGTATTGCTTGCCGTATTATAGAAATACAAGCAGTTCCTGAAAATGCACCTGCACATTTAGGTTACAGTCATATTTATAAAATTGCATCTAATCAAGATACACCATCAAATTTTGAAACTGGTGGAGTTACAGATATAACACTTTGTAATGAGGATTTTGAAGACTTAACATTCATTATTCATATTGAAGGCCCAGGTGATTTACGTAGTATTTCTGTAGATGATACTATTGTTTTTGATACTGAAGCCAATCCAATTCGTATCGAGGGTAACGAAACATTTATTGCAGACTTTGAGTCGATACCTGCGACATTTACTCGCTCAGATGGAACTGTATTTACAGGACAATCATTTAGACAAAGTACAATATCTTCACCTAATGCTGTAATCAATATTCGATTCACACCAAGTTTAGTTGATAATCCAACAGCGTTTATTTCTTATAAACCTGCCCATATTAGTAGTGAGTTGTTAATTTGTCAACCCTGTGCTTAAAACAATAACAAACCTCTGTACGGCGTTCTAACGACTTATAATTAAAATAAAGTCCAAATACACCATAATAATTATAAAATGGCTTAGAGCGCCGTTAAACAGTGTTAGAAAGGATGCTAATGTCTCAAGTAAACTATGATTTTCAACTATTTAATACGCAAGGGCAATATATAAGAAGTTTAGAAGGAATTATTGAAGCTACATTTGGGCGTTCAAAGAATGAAATAGGTTTATGTGAAATAACTGTTCCTGCTGAATTGTATAATGATACAGATTTTTTAATAGATAATCAATTATTAATTCTTCGTCAAAATGAAGTAACTGGAAATTTTGATAACATTGGACAAACAAAGTGGTTTCTAAGAACAATCATTTATACAATTGATGAGCAATGTGTTGAGAATGTTGAATTAACCTTTACTGATACTATCGGTTTGTTACAACGTCGTCCTATTCCATATTTACAATTAGACCAGAGTAATTCACCATCACAAGTAGCGTTAGAAGAAGCTGACGATGCAATGAAAAGCGTATTGTACTGGAATATTGGAGCTAATGTTGATGGTAGCATACCTGCAACTGTACCAGACCCTGGAACTTATGTGGCACAAGGCCCAATTGGAGCAGTAGCTACAGTGTATGGCTCGGCAGCTTTACGAGACCAGCACAGGCCATTTCCAATTATTATTTCTGCGTATGAATCTCTTGGAGTACCTATTAATTCTACATATGAATTTATTACAACATTAGATGCATTGATTAATTTTGCTGATTTAGCTAAAGCCCAGAATCAAAATATATGGTTTGATATAATTTACGACCAGAACACCGATACTTATCGATTTGTAACTTGGGTAAATCGTCGTGGGCAAGATTTATCAGAATCAGTTTTTGTCGGGCCAGATTTTAGTAATCTTACTAATGCAACTTATACAATTGACGCTACAAATAGTTGTGATATTGCTTATGTGTCTGGTTCTGGACAAGGTGCGTTAAAACTAGTTGGAGCAGCCACAGAAGGCTTAAACGAGGATAAACCATTTCGCCCTATTGAATGTATAATTAATGATACTCAGTTAGATTTACAAGCTTCAGTTGATAGTCAAGCACTTATTGAGGTAGCTAATAGACGTACTGAGCCAATTATTGAAGGTGAAGTGTTAAATATTCTAGGTACACGTATGTTTGTTGATATTAATTATGGTGATATTCTTACTGCTGATTGGAGAGGCGTTCAGTACCCAATTGAAATTTATGAATTTAGTGTTAGTTTAACAAACGAAGGTGAGGAAATAGAAATTCCATTTCGTGAGTTAATTGAGCCTTTTAATTAAAAGGAGAGCAAATGCCTCGTAAAACAGAGTTAGAAATATTATCAGCTAATATTAATGCACTAGACCAGAGAACCCGTACACCACTGAATTCTGCAAATTTAAGATTAGCTCAAGAGCCTACTGCACCTAATAATGCTGGACATAATTTTTTTAAGCATTGGCTAAATACAACTACAGGTGATTTGTACTTCTGGAATATCGGGCTTCAACAATGGGATTTGGTATCTGGTGGTGGGCCATCAACTACAACACAAACAATTCAGTTTGGCCCAGGTAATATAGGACTTGTACCAAATGTTGCAACTACTCTTATTGATATGAGAGTATTTTTTGAAATATGCTCAATCGCTGATTTATCAGGAATAACGTTTAATCTAAATAGCAGTGTTGCAACTCTATTGACTTTTACACAAGCTGATTTATTAATTGATAACGATTCGTATTATCAAACATTTCCATTAAACATTGCTGTATCAGCACACGAAAGATTGTTCTTATGTGCAGACCAGAGATTCCTTG